TGCTCCGTCACCGTGAGTAGTTCCAATTAGGTTGTTATAATACCTAAAACCTTTGCGGTGTGCTATCGAAGTATCAAAAGTAATATTTTGGCAATTTTTAAAATAAGTTTCAATGACTTGCGCTAAAAAGAATCCGTTAGTATAATCGTGGTTACTTGGATTAAAACAAAAATGAACGTCTGCAATAGGTAGTAATATTTCTAAAACATCAATATAAAGATTTTTAGCAATTATAAAGTTTTCAAACCACATACCGTCTGTGTCTTGTGGTGTACCGCTTGTAGTTGTTCTTTTTGGATTATCAATATGCAATATATCATTGCCACCAATAAACAAAATTTTATCAATATTAAATGAACTAACCTTTTGTAAAATACCTTTTACTCCTGCTAATACTCTATGTACTGCGATTTGATTGTTATAATCTTCGCCTGTTTCAAAGTGTTTTGATAATTTACCAATGTGAATGTCCGCTGGATCTAAAACAAGTAAATAAGAATCTTTATTTTCAATTCGTTCTAACTTTACAAAATTAGGAGCGTATTCCTGTAAATCTTTTATTAAAGTTGCTGTTAGGTCTTGAAATTGTTTTTCTTCAGGTTTCTCGAATAGTGGATTGGTAACTCTTACACTTGCTTGTTTATTTTTTAACCAAAGCATAGGAGTAGTTTTTGGATCTACTTGTAAACTATTACACGCATTTAAAACCCCCGTATTATTTTTAATTTTGGCAATATATTTTCTTATTCCAGAAATTTGTTCAGGCGATATTTGCCTTGCTATTTCTCTATTGCTTAAACCCTTTCCTAATAATTCTAAAATATCTTCATTATATTTTGAAAAAATACTCATATTTTGTTTATTTGATTAAAAAAAAATACGCCCCGTTTTGAGGCGTATAAATATACTAAATTAAATCTGACAAATTTGGCGATACTCTTTTAGAATAAATTTCTATTATTTGTTGATTTGTAAAATATTGTCCGTGATATAAAAAACCATCTTGTACTTTAACTAAGTTCGGTTCTGTATCAATCCATTCTATTAATTCAGCTATTTTATTTATTTCCATCTTGTTTAAATGTTTCGTTGTAATATTCTTCTGCTGCGCTTTTATCTATAATCAAGCCATCATTATCTACATTATCTTCTCCTTCCTTAAAAGCATCTTTAATTTGTTGCTTTTCCATTTCTTTGGCTTGTTCAAAAATATTATTTGAAAATACAAATCCAAATTCAATTATTAATTTTTCAGTCAACCATTCTACTGCTGTTTGTTTATTTTCCATTTTCTTTTAACCAAAGATTAATAACTAATATACTTTTTTCTAAATCTGTTTTAAACTCTCCTTTTTTTTCTGCTCTTTCAAGTCTTTTTACAATATCAAATAAATAAGGATTCCAATTTCTTTCGTATGCTACTTTATACAAAGTGCCTTTACTATTATCATAATGTTTAGGTGCTTCCATAATTACATATTCTCATTAAAGTTAATCCTTAAAATCGTATCTATTTTTTTAGTGATTTCTTGAAAGTACGTACTTTTTTGTATTGTGTAAGTATCGGCAACCTCATTATTTAAAAGTTCGCACATTTCGGTAATATCTTTTTTTAATTGTATCATTCTCGGTGCAGTTACTTTTAAGTCATCTAAATTCTCAAGTACCAATTGCATCAAACAATAAAATTTGTGCATATTTTTATTTTTACTTTTGTTCATTGTAATTTTCTATTTCTTTTTTTATTTCTAATAAATACATTGTTTTATCAAAAGATTCATTTAAATCGCCTGTAATAAATTTAAGCGCAAATTCAACTGCTTCTAATGCACATTCTTTCATTGCTGGTAATCTATATTCTATTTCTATATCACAATAATTATAACAATCCCAAGTAGGTACTAAATATTGATATTTATATATTAATTTTTTTGCTTCTTTTTTTTCTTTTGTCATAATTTTGTTTTTGTTTTTATAACCCCCTAATTAATAGGGGGTATTTTATTAATATTAAAATGGTAAATCACTTTCTATTTCTTCTGGTGTTTCTTCTTTTGAATCAGCTTTAAAGATTTTCCAAGCCGATAATTTTGTGAAATATTTACCGTTCCATTCGTTGCAACCTACATTAAAATCCACTTTTACCGATTGACCTACTTTATTAAATTTAATAAAGTTTTCTACTTTCTCGTCGCCAAAGATTTCAAAGCAATAAAGATTATTGTACTGCTCATCTGTTTTCAATAAAAAACTTTGTTTTTTCCATTCTTTACCATCTTTTGACTGTCCTTTTTCTAATGGTAAAATGTTTTCGATTACTCCTGTTACTTCTAAAGCCATTTGTTTATTTATTTAGTTATTAATAGTTTTTTTCTTGTTCAGCTGTTACGCTGTATTTCTGTTTTACTTGTTCAATTTTATATCCTCCTTCTTTTGCTTTGGCTAATATCTCATTTGTTGCCTCAGGTTTCTTTTCTGTTGTTGCCTCAGGTTTCTTTTCTGCAAATTCTTTTTTCATTTCTGAAACATATCTAACATCGTCAAATTTACCCATAAAAATATCAGCATTAAAACCTAATTTAGATATTGCTTTTGTCAAGGCGTCTGTTTCAATTTTCTTTGCAAAATTATCATCGACCATTGTATTGTTACGATCCATATATAATTTACAGGAATTTATTATTTCAAACTCTCCATTTGGAAAAAAGAAAGTACCTTTAAAAACTACTAAATTAAATCTTTCAACTAAATCATAACTTAATATAATATCTTTAAAACCCCATTTTTCTCCATAAACTCCAAATTGTTCAGTAACTTGCATTATTTGATACTGTGGTGCAATTGATGTTATTTCTCTACCTCCTAATTTTGCGTTTTTTGTATATTTTGGGTTAGTTTTTTCAACTTTATTCCATAATTCTAAATTACTCATATTATTAAAATTTAATAGTTATACTCGATTTGCGTGGCGTTGTGCTTACCAGTGGTACGTCATTACCGTACAAGTCAATAACGCTTTGTTTTTGTGCTAATTTAATCAATTCAGCTCTTGCATCTAAATCCGCTTTTAATTGTTGGTAAATTGGGTCTTCTGAATAGTTAATCGTATTACCTCCGTTTACTGGTGTAAATTCAACACCCATAACAGTTTGTTTTTCTTCGGTAATATGTTTTCTCGCTTCTGTCATTGCAGTGCCTACAACCTCGCTTAAACGTGCTAAGTTTGCAATAAATTCCATTTTGTCAACGTTACCATTTTCTAACAAATCGGTAACCAATTTAATACCTACTTTTTGCGCTTCTTTTTTTGTGAAACTTGCATCGTACATTGTTACGAAATCCTGTGCTCTTAATTCCAAAAATGTTTCTGAATTTGCTCCCATCTTATTTACATTTATTTATTAAATCCTCAATTCTACTTTTTGTGCCTGATGCGTTTAATTTTGCTATCTCTAATAGTATATCCAATTCATTAATTATTTCAGCTTGTAACTTTGCAAATACTTCTGTATGTCCACTTTCATAGGCTTCTGTTAAATTAGTCCAAATTGGTGATGTTTCAAACTCTATTCTATTTATTGGTGATTCAGGATTAAACCTGCCATCTTTCCAAGCATCGTAACTATTCATATTAATTGATTTTAGTGTAAGCGTTAGTCATTTGTTCATTATCAGCAAAATAAATATTTTTAATCTTTTGCATCCATTCGTTAAATTTTTCTTTGTTTTCCATTATGCTCTAAAAATAAAGTTTAAGATAAAAATGATTGCTAAAATATAAGCAAATCTAATTTGGTAGTCTAATTTTAAAAAGAAATTTTTCATAGTTGTTTTGTTTTTGTTTGACAAAGATAGTAATAATTTTTAATTACGCAAATAATTCTTTTTTATTTTTTCAAAAGTTGATAATTTCATCTCGTATAGGTCGGTTAAATACGGATTAAGGTTCTGTTTTTTAATTCCGCACTTTCTGGAAAACTCGGCTTTTGTTAAGCCTGATTTAAGAAATAGTTCTTTTAGTTTTTTATTCATAGCATTTTGTTTTTATGATTATAAATGCAAATATAGTAATAAATTTCAATTACTAAAATAAAAGGCATAAAAAAAACCGATTAAATTAATAATCGGTTTTAGTTTCGACCAGGAGACACCCTAATCCCGTTTAAATTACCTACTCAATTTATGTGCAAATGCCTTAACAATTAAATCAGTCGGCAAATACTTAACAATTAACCTCAACCATCTGCCAGCGTTGGTAGTTGCAGGACTTTCGCTGTACTTTGTAGCTACTTCTTTTAATGCTACTTTAATCAATTCTTTTTCCATTGTTTTATTAAATTTTAGGGTATGTAATTCCGTTATCATTTATAATTATTCCTTTGTCAAATCTACTTTTTAATGTTTTCCAATCAAAACCAAAGTTTTTCTCAAAGTGTGGTTTATCTTTAAACGACTTAAAATCTCCGCCCCACTCATAACCTTTGCTTTTAAAATAGCTTACTACTCTATCCCAATGCTCATCAATAGTCCAACTTGCAGTTTCAAAAGTTCCATCACAATTTTTGTCATATAATAAAACAATATCAAAAGCTAATCCGTAATTATGGATTGATTGCCACGAATCGGCATTTGTTACTTTTGGTTTTTGTAAATAAAGTGCATGTTGCTCTTGTGGACTTCTAAAAACGTGACTAAAACGAAGCCTAACGTGTTTAGGAAGTAAGTTGTTACATTCTCTATAATATACGCTTAATTCCTCTCTAATTTTAGGATGCGCCTTTTGTATTCTTTCAAGCGTTATTTTGTCCATTTTCTATTTCGTTTTTAAATTTCTTACCAAATATAATCATTTTTTTAAACTCCGTAACGAATCTTTTACCTGTAATTTTATAAAAGTTTTCGTCTATTGAGTTTAATTCTAACCATATTAAACCAACACTAATAACCTTTGTAATTAATAAAGGTACTCCTATTATCATTTTAACAAATTCGCCTAATAAATTGACCTCTAAAACGTAAATAATTATTAAACAAATATTATAAGATAGGAATTTTAATACTAATCTTTTGACAAAAGTAGGACAAAATTGATGGTTTTTAAATGAGTTAATTACTTCTAATAAAGCATCAGCTAAAATAAAAGTTATAACGGTTGCCATTAACGGATATATTGGAGCGATAAACGCCAAAGCAATTCCTATAAATGTAATCGGTTCTATTCTTTTAATTGGTATTGTCATTATGCAAAATTTAAACATTGAAATTTATATCTGGTTTTGGTTTATATATAGTTAAATTCAAATCTTTGATAAATGTTAATTCAGAAGGACACTCATCCAAATACCATAAACCACTTATTAAATAGTATTCATCCTCAGAAATAAAATAATTATTATCAATATCTGTAATTGGTTCAAATTTAATATATTCATTTTCTGAATTAATTAAAATTAATCTTTGACTTTCTGTAATTAAACAAACTTTATAATCCATATCTTGACCGTATTGCGTTAAAATTTTGAGTGACTTCCGTACTTGTTAATGAAGTATTATATCCTCTTGTTACTGCTATATTTCCATTTAAACGATTTCCGTTGTAATTAGAAGTATAAGCCCCAATACTTGACGTACCTGTTGAAGTAGCCGAGATGCTTGGCACTGTGTAACTAATAGTTAAGGTTTGTAAAACTCCATTTATATACATTTTCAATCTATTTGAGTTACCCGTTAAAGTACCATCAAAAACAACTTGTATATTAGTCCAAGCAGTTGATGAAAATGATGTATATGCAGAGCCATCCACCCCGTTATTAACTTGAGCAAGTATTACCGAACCGTAAACAGCAATTAAAATATCATTCGTAAAATTACCACCCACACCAAATGAAAAAATACTATTATTTAATGTTGGGTTATTTAATTTAAACCATATATCAAAAGAGAAATTCGTTTTCGCACTTAAAAAACTAATAATATTACTAACTGCAACGTGTTGATTTGAGCCATTAAAAGTCAAATACCCATTATTAGCTGAAGAATATCCAACGCCATTAATTAAAGTACCTGTTCTTGAATTACCTGATAAATCTGTCCAAGTTGTACCGCTGCCAGGATAAGATGCGGAATTACCTGCGTCTAAATTCATTACTAATCCTGTTGTAACAATAGGACCGCTAACAGCCTTTTTCATCGAACTTATTAAACTATAATACATTATGATTCTTGATTTAATCCAACAACATCAAACTTTGTATCGGTTGCGTTCCATATACAACCTAAATACATTGTTTTACTTATTACGGTTGTTGTCGGTAAAGTTATCCCTAACGCTCTATAATTTGTGCCAAAAGCAATACTTCGAGCCGTTCCGTTGTCTTTAATCCTAATCATTAACGCTTGACCTTCTGTCATTGTTCCTGTAGGATTTGCAATAGTTAAACCTGCTGCCTGTGCCGTAATAACTACTAAATCATTTGCACTTGTTGGCGTAACCGTTGCCGAACTTGTAACTGTTTGAACTCTTGGCGTAATATCAGCTTTTGCATTAAATGTACTCCAATCTGTTGAACTTAACGCACCTCTTTTGGTTGCGCTTGCAGTTGGTAAATTAAAGGTATGAGTATCTGTTGCCGAACTA